CTGCTCCGGACCAAGTCAATAAAACATTTAGGGGAAGACCAGTGACGCCTGATACCCCCCAGAGCAACAGCGCACCAGTATCCGCTAGTACTGAGGATATTAGAAAGAAACTTGAAGAAATTCAGCGTAAGAGACAACAATCATAGGGTTTATGCCATTTAAGGAAAATCAGCATGGACACATCCATAATAGAAAAACTTGATGAACTAAGACAGCGACTAATAATTAATCAGTATGATCTTGATGGGGAATGTGTTTCTCAACCAGCATTGTATGATGAAGTTGGTCAATTTGCCGTAGATGCTAAAAGTAATTCTAGAGAAAAGAAGAATGCCCTGGAATTTACTCGTGCAAGTCTATCATCAACAATAAGAAAAAGTCCGGATGCACATGTTTCTGGAAAGGTTACAGAAGCCAGTATTGAAGTTGCAATTGTTACGAATGAAGAGTATAGAAAGGCACTTAATGAGTATGAAAATGCACAACGAACATCGGATGCATTTATTGTTTTGCAAGCTGCAGTTGAACAGAGGAAGTCAATGATTAAAGATTTGACGTCACTGTTTGTGTACTCGTACTTTTCATCAATGCAAGCTTCAGGGATGGACAAAGAACGAGTTAAGAGTCGGGGGGAAGCAACTTCCCTGGACGACATAGCAAAGTACCGGGAACAAAGACTTGCAAACCAAATGACTGGGGATGATGATATTCCAGAAGAAATTGAGGATTAAAATGTCAGACACCAACAATATACCAGATGGTTGTGAATCCGTTGATGAAGCAGATGAAATTGAGGCCACAAGTAAGGCATCAACTAAAATTTTGAAACTTCCTGAGGTAAATGAATGGTGCTCTACTGGCTGTACCACCCTTGACTTAGCAATATCTAATCAACTTCCCGGTGGAATCCCAGTTGGAAGGGTAATTCATGTTTTTGGTGGAAAATCTACAACCAAGACAGTTTTGGCTACTACTATCCTTGGGTATGCTCAACGTTCTGGAAAGGTTGCGCATTTTGCAGACGTTGAACATACACTTGATCCAAGATTTGCAAGAATTTATGGACTGGATTGTGATGATCCGTCATTCGTTGTTGGGAACCCAGAAACTATTGAAGCAATGTTTGATGGTTATATTGGTCAAATAGCGTATCCAAACATTAAGAAGAAGGGGTTACCTGAAAAGAAGAAGAAGCGAATTAATGAAACCCCAAAGATTATTGTTGTAGACTCGGTTTCTGCCCTCCCAACTGAAGTTGAATTGGATGGAAACATGGCCGATGGAACGTTTGGCCTAACTAGACCAAAGATGATGTCAATGGGATTCAGAAAGTGGATTCTCCCACTTGCAATAAGTAACACCACTCTCTTTTGTGTTGATCAGACGCGGATTAATGTTGGTCAGACGTTTGGCAACAAGGAGACCACATCTGGGGGGAGAGCACTGGAGTTTTACTCATCGGTCCAGATTTACCTGAAGCATGACTCCAATATTGTTAATAACAAAAAAGCCATCATTGGAATCTGGGTAAAAGCAAAGGTGGTAAAGAATAAAGTGGCTCCACCGTTCCGTGAGTGTAGATTTAAAATTTTATTCGACTACGGGCTTGATGACTTAGCATCAAACATATACTTTATTGCATTTAATCAGCTTGGGGACAAAGAGTCAAAGAACAAAACCTCAAAAGTTAAAATCTTTGGAGAAGAGCACACTCAAGCTCAATGGATTAAAATGATAGAAGAAGGAAATCTTGAAGAAGAATTAAGACAAGTGGTGTGGGATACATGGAAAGAGTTGTACAAAACAGAAAAGAGAAAGCCGCGTGTGTGGTAAATTACAGTTTGAAGGGGAATTATAATGCCTAAGTATCGTGTGTATGGAATTATCCAAGCATCAAAGGATCTTGGTGTGGTAGAAGCGGACAGCAAGGAAGCAGCCGAGTCGCAAGTCGCAAATGATCCTAGTGTTGATGTACTTGTGAGCTTGTGTTATCAATGTGCTAACGAAGTAGACCTTGGCGAGGTGTACGAGTTCAATGCCGAACTGATAGAAGACGGAGAAGATTGAAACTATGGATAATCCAATACAGTCTAACATGGATGACATAGTAATAGAACGACGAATCACAAAATATATACCTGGGGGTGAAGCAGAAAGTATAGTTGTTAGTAACACTGATGGTGGTGGAGCGTTGGTAGTGGCCCGGATACTTAGGGAGGAGTATCCGGAAGCAGAACTAACGTTAGTAACATCAACATATGGAAACAGGATTCGATTTCAAAATGTTGATGAAGCTCTTATGGGACAAGAGCGGCGTTCCCCTTCCTGAATCCCCGGGCCTTAAATACCTACCAGAGTAGCCTAAGAACGTTAAAAGCCAAGGATGGGGCAGGAAAACGCATTTCTTGACAAAGGAAAGGACGTATAGGATGGTACTATGTTTGTAGGGGTAGATATTGGGCTAAAGGGGGCAATTGCCTGTATTGATGACTCAGAAAACTTGATTGGGGTTTGGGATACACCAACGTTAACCATTAAAGAAACCACTGGAAAGAAAGTAAAGAAAAGAACCAAGTATAATATTTCAGAAATTCATAGTATATTTTCTAAGAATAATGGTGGGATTGAGGCCCATTACTTTATTGAAGAAGCATTAACAATTATGGGTAATTTTACAATAAAAACCAGTGTTAGTCTTTCTCACTGTCAAGGTATGTTTGAGGGAGCAGCCTTTGCATACTCTAATCGTGTTCAAACGGTTAAACCCCAAAAGTGGCAATCTTATTTTGGTATGTCTAAGAAAAAGGGTAATACTAAAGATCAAAGTATTTACATTGCAAGTGGTCTTTATCCAACAGTAGAATTTAAAACTAAACGTGGTAGAGTGTTAGATGGTAGAGCAGATGCCATACTTTTAGCTTTATATGGTAAAAGGTTGGAGGAGGGAGTAAATTCATGTGTGAAAAAGAAAACGTGATTGATTATAGCGATTGTGACATAGAATGCATGGACTTGTGCAAGACTATGAATTTATTTCCTGGAATCCATACTTTAAGCTCTTGTTGTGGTCATGGGGTGCGCCCATTCCGCGTATTTTTTAGAGTAAAGAAGGTAGAACACCTTCCCCATCTGTTATATTGGTTTGATAAGTGTCATTGTGGATTTGGTGGTTGGCGTGTGGAAGTGAACACGGATTGTGCTATGAATCCAGCCACATTTGTAGTAGAGGGGCCAATTGGAGAACTGGCTTATAAACAGAGCGCAGTAATTGTTGGTTTAATGAGTGAGTGGTTGAATGAAAGAGGAATTGTCAACGGTTCCGAAAGCGAAATAATTGCTGGTTTAATGAGTGAGTGGTTTAATGAAAGAGGAATTGTCAACGGTCTGTACTGGGGTAATAATAATAATAATGGGAACACTAGCTACTAGAATATTTGCAGATGAATTATCCGTGATTTCAAATCCCAGGATTGTTGAATTCGTGGTTGATTGTTTTGAGAAGTTTACTCCGGAATACTTCTGGACTGTACCAGCATCAACAAGTGGAAAGTACCACCCAAAGGTTAGTATTGGTCCCGGTGGTCTGGTTAGACATACCAAATTGGCTGTTTGGTGGGGTCTTCAACTTATGAATTGTTGGCCTGAATTACACGATGAAATTATTGATGAAGCAATAGCGGCATTACTTCTTCATGATTTGAATAAAAACGGTGAGAAACTAAATTCTAGAGGGTACTCAACTCTTAAGAATGGCGCCGCTTATCATGGGATTTACTTGGCAAAGAAAATTACTGAGATGAGGAAAGATAAACACACGGACGATTTTGAATTGTCAATTAAAAGGATTATTTTTGCAATTGAATCACACATGGGAAGGTGGAGTGATTCTGAGTACCCAGTATCCGGATTTAGTACTAATAATAAGTGCGAGAACTTGTGCTTCTTGGTTCATCTTGCGGATTATTGTGCCTCTAGGAAATGTGATTCAGCAGCTAAACAAATAAAAGAGGGTTTTGATCACACGACCACAATCACAACATATGGTATAGGCGAATTTAAAGAAGGTGATACGGATGATTTGGATAATTTGGATGAATATGGAATGTGGGACGGGCCAAACCCGGATTTACATAAAATGTTATCCACTGATGGAAGATCCAATAATTCGGTAATAGTAGAATTTGCTCCGTTTGACTTTTCCAGTAAAATTATTTATAAGTGGGATCAATCAAATTTAGAGTGGGTAGCCGAATGATAAAACGAGTTGATATTAAAAATTTTCAATCCCATGAATCTTCCACCCTTGTACTTGATAGAGGGGTGAATGTCATAATTGGTCTATCTAATTCTGGAAAGTCTGCAATTGTTAGGGCAATAGATTTTGTTCTTAGAAACAGACCGTTGGGAAATAAGTTCATCAAGTTTGGGAAGGATTCATCTTCAGTTAGAATTGAATCGAGTAATCATAATGCATCGGTAGAAAGAATTAAGGGAAAAAACAAAAATCAGTATGTAATTAATTCTGATAATTCTGAAGAGCTCGTTCTTACAGCATTTGGGTCAGATTCACCAAAACAAGTTTCTGACGCGTTGAATATTCAAGCAGTAAACGTTCAACGACAGTTTTCTCCATACTTTCTAGTATTTGATTCACCTGGGTCAGTAGCAGAGTATATACGCGTAATAACTAGAACTGATGAAATTGATAAAGTGTCTGGTGTTTTAGCAAAGAGAGTAAGATCAGTTAGTACTGATTTAACAGTAGTTAATAATCAACTGGTTGATGTAAGAACCAGACTTGACAGCATAAATCTTATAAATCTTGACAAACTTGAACGCCTAATTAACGCTGCAAAAAAATCTGAATTAGTACTTAAAACTTTGAATGATAAGATTTCATCAATTCTTGGAGTAGTTAGTGATGTGAATAGAATTGATGAAAAAATGGTTGTTCTTCCAAGTGATATTGATGAGGTAATGGAGAGATCAGAATTATACGTGTCTGAATATGTTGCCAAGCTTGATAAAGAAAAAGATTTATCTGGGTTAATTTTTGCAATTCAAGAAATTAATAGTTCAATGGTTGTTCTCCCAGAGAATTTAGACGAGGTGATAAAGAAGTTAGAACTTTGTGTATTAGAACATGATACCAAAGTTAAGACAGAGAGGAGGCTATCTGAATTAGTATCTTTAATTAAAGAACTAGATGAATCCACAATTGTTATTCCAAATGATGTTGATGAAATTATTAATACTTCAAACCAAACAGTTGAAGAGTATAATACTAGTAAACAATTGTTTGGTTTAATTATGGGTTTGGTTAAAGGCATAAGTGTAGCTGATGAAACTGTTGATGCTTTAAACGTGGAAATTAACCATGAAGTTGAAGAATTGACGAATTTACAATCTCAGTTATCCAATTGTCCAATGTGTGGAAGTCCATTAGATGAGGCTGGAGTAAAAAGAGTATGTGGAAGCCAATTAACGTAGAACCAATAAAGTTAATTTTCCTTGATAAACTTGGATGGCCAGTAGAACGCATCAAGGGAAGACCAATAATTAACCTCCTTCGCCTATTAATTCACACCCGTAAAATTGTTACCAATACCCAGTGGATTAAGTTAAAAAGCATCCTGTGGCCACGTGGGGAGATGTGGGTCCATTAATGATAATGCACAACCACTTAAGAGTGACAAATGAAGATGGGAATTATAGGGATGCGCATTTTACAAATAAGATCCCAGAAAGAATTAGAGTGAGGGAATACAGATGATGGAGACTTTTTCAGTACCAAAAGAGGTAGTTCGGGAGATGGGGGAAGTTGTCTGTACTTGTGGTAATCAGTCTAATTTCTTTCTGCAGCACCATATATTTTTCTCTTTTATAGAGCGTGATTTGATGCGATCTTTGGTGTTGCGGTGTTCAGAGTGTTGTCGGATTCTTGTTGAACGTGTTGAAAAGGTGGGAGATTGAGGGACATATGATACTTGGAATTCTCGGAGATACACATTTTACAAATAAAGCCCCAGAAAGAAGGAAGGATAACTACTGGGAAACTGAAAAGGAAAAGTTTAATCAAGCATTATCTATATTTAAAGATTTAAATTGTGATCTGATAATTCAAACTGGTGATTTATTTGATAGCCCAACGGTTCCAAATTCCGTTATATCCGAAATTATACGGATACTAATGAGATTTGATACTAAGCTACATATTGCATGGGGGAACCATGAAAATTACAGTTGCAATCGTGGAACTCTTGATAATAGCCCACTATCCATTCTTCAATCCTCAGGTGTTGTACGAATTTTAGGCGATTCCCCGGTCAAATTAGGCCAACATAATACTTATGGTGCTGGATTTGGTGATCCAATCCCTACTCCGGGTTCAAATGATGGTGAGTTCAACACCCTGGTTGCACATAAGATGATTGGTGATCGTCCATTGTATCCCGGGGACGAAGTTATAAACCCAAATAGTTTTCTTCGCTCAAACCCAGGGTATGACCTAGTGATTGCTGGCCACTATCATTATAGATTCATCTCTGATTTTGAGGGTAGAGTAATTATCAACCCTGGCGCAATGGTGAGGAAAAGTATTTCCAAATCTGATCTTGAACATCGACCGGCTGTAGTTACTTTCGATACTTGTACTCTTAATAATGAAGTTATAGAGCTTGAATTTATTCCATCTGAAGAAGTGTTTGATTTAACGAAGAAGAACTTAACGGCTGTTTGTGATTTTAGTGAGTTAATTCAAAGGATTAAGTCAACCACAAAGGGAGAAAAGGTTGGGTGGAAAACACGACTCTTAAGTGTTATAGAAAGCCGTGGATGTAGTCAATCTACAATAAGTGAAATTGATTCTTCTATTGAAGAGGCACTAAAGTGATTAACATTGTGATTTGGTCGGGTGGATATGATAGCACGTTGATTCTTGATCAGATGTGTTCTGCTGGGGACAAGAATGTCTGGGCCTTCTCAATCGATTGGGATATGCTGGATGACAACAAGCGTGAGAAGGAGAAGAGGGTCAGGAAGAAATACAAGCAGTATGCAAAGAAGAAGGGATACGAGTTCTGCCATCAAACAATAGCGGTGTCGGCTGATATGGGTGCGCGTGGCGGGGGGAATACGCAGGCGATGGCCTGGGTGGGCTTCATCATGCCGTATCTTCCTAGTGAAAGCACTATTCACTTTGGTTATCACGCGGCTGATAGCTTCTGGTGTGGTGTTCATTATGTAGAGGAAGCTATAAGGAATTTATGTGCCATGGGTGACAGGAAGGTGGTTGTGAAGTATCCATTGCAGTACATGCCCAAGTGGGAAATAGTGAAGAATTGTGAGAGGAGGGGCATCCCTGATTCTTGTATCTGGTCTTGTGAACATCCAATTAAGAAACGCAACGAGATTTTAGCATGTGGGTCATGTATTCCTTGTATTAATTTGAAACTGGCTAATCATGAGAAAAAACTAAGGGGAGCGTAATGAGTGATTTAGTTTTATTAGTAAAAGCCAAGGAAAAACGAATTAGGTCCCTTCAACAAGAAAAAGCTCGTGGTGAAGGGCAAAGAGCCCAACTAATGAGCAGACTAAAATCAGAATTTGAAATAAATTCTATAGAAGAAGCGGTTTCTGAACTTGAAAAGCTTCAATTGGAGGTTAAGGATGCTGAAAAGGATCTTTCTAAATTTGATAAGGAGATGGGGGTTATCATCTCAAATGCGGAACACGGATCCATCTCCAGTGGTTGCGAGGGTGGTTCTGAAGGCTGATAAACAAGGGAATAAATTTTGGTTAAGTTGCAATAGTAATTGGTTGGATCAATTTCCATTGGAAAACGATTTATCCATCCCAACATCGGCGTTTGAAATCGGTGCCAGTGTCGAAGTTCGTGGTAACTTAACAAAGGACGTTATTGAAAAGATGAGTAAGTAGTACTCTTAAAAACAAATGGGGTAAAGTATGTTAACTAAGCTTCTTGAATACGAAGATTTTCTTTATGAAAAAAAGGCTGAGAAGAGAATAACCACAGAAAGAATTCAGGAACTTGAGTTAAACCATAAAGTACTTAAGTCTAGACTCGAAGATTTAAATGAAGCTGTATCAGTAATAAACATCGTTGGTGTAATGGCAAATGATGATTCAAAGAATATTATTGAAGGAATAGTTACTGAAGCATTACAACTTGTGTATGATGAGTCCTTTTCATTTATTATTGATACTAGAATTCAAAGAGGCCAACCAGAATCGTACTTGTCGGTAAAAATTGGAGAAAATGAGTACTCACTAAGGGACGAGGAACTTGGCGGTGGAGTTATTGATGTGGTTTCGTTCACGTTAAAAGTTACTATGTGGGCCATAAGTGATCCACAAGTTGATAATACGTTAGTACTTGACGAGCCTTTAAGAAACTTAGACAGTGAAAGACTTACTAAGATGGGTATGATAATCAAGAAACTGTCGGATAGCTTGGGCATCCAGTTCCTAATTGTCACA